TGGATATCGTGATGCCTTGAGCGGCCATTTCATCCTTGATCATGTCCCACTTGTCATCTAATCGAACTACGTCACCGTTGGATAGCTGTGCAATCTCTACTCTTGTTTTCTGATGATAGTACCGCTCTGCGATAATAATCACTTCTGGTTGATAGTCTTCGCGGTAATCGCTGTCTAATTCGCCATCATCTACGCTTATTGCCTTGCCATCGGGAAACTGCTTTTTGTATGCTTCTGGACTGAGCGAACTAAGAACATAGGCCACATCACTATCGGAGCTATCAGGATTGGTACAGGTATCAGACACCCATACACGCCGAACAGCGTTAGGGATAGGCACTACAAACAGGTCTTGCTCAAAGCTCCACGGGTCTTTGTAGTCTGCTTTCACCATCCACGCATCGAAACCACGACGGATAACCCTGCGCGCTGCATTTCGGTATAGGGATTCTGTCTGGCTGCTGTTCTGAATAGAGCGAACCATACCGTCTAAGGTAAGGGCTGTTTCTTTGTTGGCTTCACCAGCCTCTGGCTTGACGTTAGCGCCAAAGTCCATATCTTCAATATCAGCCATGATTGATTCGATGATTGGCGTGATCTTGTCGAAGGTGTAACGCGGTCGCTTTTCGTTGTCTAGCTGACTGGCCAAACCGTCGTCCCACTGCCCATCTTCATCCAGTACAAAGCTGTCGCTTCTAATGGCGTTTTCACGTTGGTCACGATCAGATAATTGGAGCCGTTTAAGCTCTTCCATCCAATCTCTAAATTCATCACTCTGCTTTTTCTTTGCCATTATCCGCTGCTCAGTACAATGTTCTGTTAGTACAGTGACTTAAATACAATGTCTTGCTGTTTGTTTACGTTGACTGGTTCTGCTTTAGTCAGTGCCAGCGCATCACCCTCGTCTGGTGAATAGCCATACTTCTGCTTAATTTTGTCTTTCTTCCACAATACTATTCTATCATGGCTATCACGGTCATAAGGTGAGGCACATAAGTCAGCTTGAAGGCTGTCGCTATCGGGAATCTGAACCTCTACGTTCTCATCACTGAGCCATAGATTGATCTCCCCCCACATTTCCCCACGCTTGTTCTTATACTTCTTATCGTTTAGTGGTGACGATCCGAAAGCAATAGACTTAACCCTGTCTTCATATCCAAGTTCGTGCAGCCTATCCACGATCTCAGCACCACCACCAGCATCAACAAACATCATATCTGGAACCTTACCGGCTTCAGGGCATACCGTATCAAGCATATCTATACACTTAGCTACCGCCTTTCCCATCGTGTTTACAGCGTCGCCTGTCCAGCTTCGTAGGTCGTATGCCTTTCGCCCATGTCGCTTTATCATGGAGAATCTATCGCCGCCCCGTGATGGATCAACGCCAACAATCAATGGCCCTGATCCTTTAACCTCTGCCTTTCTTGCTTTTGCTACAACTTCAGGTCGAATCAGTCCATCTGCGCCGCTGGTCTGGAATGCTTCAGCAGCGTTGCATGGGTATTCCTGCATAAACGCTACATCGCCATCTGTACCATCTGCTGATAGCTCGACAATCTTCAGTCTACGCCAATAGATTTGCTGGTCGGTTAGCTTGTAGACGTTCTTTAGCTCAATCTCGTCATATGTGCTTACGAAATCATCCGGTATAGTCTTGCTGTACTCTTCCTGCCAGAACCAGGGCACGAATATCGCTATGAATTCGCTCTGTCCGGCCTCTGCCATCTTCCATTGAATATGATAGAAGTTACCCACCCCGTTAGCGGTAGACTCATAGATGATCTCTGTATCGTCTGCATCCGGTACGGTTTGAAGTATGCCTTTAGCGTGTTCACTAGCATTGGCCCAAAACGCTACCTCGGAACCGTGAAAATATTGATTGGTCTGTGATCGGCCTACTGTTTTATTTCCAGCGGTTCCAACCTTATAGCCTGAATCAAGCTGTGAAAATATCAGCTCTTTTGCGTTACTTGCAGAGGTTTCTGGCTTTACGAACTTAGGCAGGTTTTCAAAGTACCGCTTGGACATATCGAACAGGTTTTGCGTTGCGTCGTCTTCGTGTGTGAGGATGAACGCCCTAACACCTTTTGAGTGAGTTGTACGCCACATGAACCGACCACCAATGTAAGTGGATGCGCCCTGTTGTCTGCCCTTCAAAATTATGGCTCTAACCTTGCCTGTTTCTTTGCGCTGTCTCTCTATCTGTTCGTGAATGTATAGCTGTGCTTTGTTCAGGCCGAACGGTATTACACCCTCGGCTTTTGATCGTATCTTTAAGCAATTCCTGGCATAAAACTGAAAATCATCTTTCAGCCTTTGCCGCTTTGCTCTTTGGATATCATCAGTCAAGGCTATCTAACCACTGCTCTTGGGTTATCTCGACAATGCCTACTGTTGTATCTTGCTTGTCCGAGTACCCGTGCTTGGTTAACATTAGCTTTGCCATGGTCGAATTGTAGTCCCCTGTAAGGCTTCTACCGAACACCACAAGCTCTTGATTTGTATGAATTTCCTTTAAGATGTCCGCAAACTCATTGCCATCTTCTTTTGACCAGTCGTAAATGCTTGTTTTTGAACGCTTTATCGCTATACATAGCCCGACTACCGAAGGAACGGCATGATTAAACTCTTTCTCCCACCCACCCCTTGTATAAGCCCATGCCTGCTCTACTACTTCTGGTGTATAGGTTGTTGGTCTACCACCTGCCATTAACAAGCCTCCCCTATGGTGAATGTAGCCTGATCTGAATGAAACTTTTTTGGTGTAGCGTCTACATATACTCCGCAAGCTGTCCACGTTCCCGCTACTGTGAAGTCTGTTGCTAGTGTAGTGAATTGCATGTAGGTTGATGCGGTTAGTGGGCCTAAATCAGGGTCGGTGATGGTTGATGCCGGTGCTGTAACCCTGGGATTGGTTATGGTTGTCTCTACCCCATCGGGATCGGTTAGCTTGATCGTTAGGGCTGTGCTTGCGCTCATATCAAATGAGGCTGCTAGCCGGAATATCTTGCCTATTTCGCCAACTTTAATAGTCATAGTGCGCCCTTATGTGTTGGCTGTTCCAGTCATAACGCCTGATGCGCCAAAATCAAAATCAAAATCATTGTTCACAACGTCTATGGCGGTTGTGCCGTCTGTTGTTAGGTCAAATACCTGATATGGAAAATCAGTTGCGTGAGTATCGTTATAGACAATCAAGCTCCTGATATCTGTCGGGTTGCTGGCGTTCTTTGATATCGTAGACAGTGCAGCTGCGTCAAATGTTGATATTGCGCCTGATCGGGTAAACGTCACACTGGTTAGCGTTACATCGCCGCTGAAGTTGCCGCCGGTCGTTGCCGCGTATGTGCTTACGTTTGGGTTGCTGCCCGTAATGTCCACCGAGGCATAAGCCGTAGCAGTAAAACGAGCCTTAAACACATCGTTAGAATTGTCCAGCTCTTGGTTCCCTGCCTTTAGCGGATAATCGTAGAACTGTTTTGCGTCGCCCTGAGCCATGATAGTGCCTTAATCGTGTTGGTTAAATTGCGCTCTTTACTGTTTCGCCAGTGCTATCAATAAACCCACTGACCGCAAGTGTTGTTATTATATCACTTTCTACGCCTTGACCGTTTGGATCAATAGCGCATTTTGTTGTTGTGGTGGATTCGTCGATCAGTCCGGTAACACTTACGCCTGACGAGTCAATAAATCCGCCTACTGACAATCCCTCTCCTAGTACCGCGCCTATCGTTACGTTTCCGCTTACAGCCAGCCATGATACGTTGGCGGTTTCTCCTGTTACTGATATCGTTCCACTCAGAATAAGCGAGCCTGGAACCGACACCCATTCGCTTGCTACTGTCTGGCCCTGTATCGATATGCCTGATGACAGCGAGACTGTTGCGGCTTTCGCACTCCAATCTGCGTTGGTTGTTTGCCCTACTACCGTTATTGCTGGCGTTAGCTCTACTGATCCAGATACAGATGACCAGTCTAAATTAACGGTTTGTCCCGTTACTACTATTCCGCCCGCGCCGCCCTCCTCAATGAGTAATACATCCGCCGAGCCCGTCTGAAGTAATAAGTTATCAGTAGACCCCTCTTGGAGTAAGAGCTTATCACCGGCTGCCATCAGCTATCCGAGTCGCCGGCTCTAATTTTAGCGATTGCTGCTGATCTTAGCTGTGCGCCTGTTCGTGCGGGGATGTTATCGATAACGCCTATCGCCGATTTCAGGCTTGATAAGTTATTAGCCCCGTCAATAGCATCCAATATCGCATTGGTTCGGTCTGAGTGGCGGTTGAACTCGTCAACCATCGTTAGAATTACTGATCGCAAAAGCATGTTGCTGTTAATGCTTAGATTGTCTTCTGCTTGCTTGCGCCTTGCAAGCGTAGGATCGCCACCGTTCTCCGCCACCCAATCAGAATATTCTACGGTTAATTCTCTTGCCGCTACTTCTTCGTCTGTCGGCTGCGGGGATATAGACAACCACTCAACCGATACAGCCCCGGCCTTGTTTATTGACACATTGAAATCAACAAACGGCGAGAATCCTAGACTCATATATACTATAGATAAATTATCAGACACTTATCTGCTCCACCATTGAAAACGCCTTTAAACTTACATCCCTATTAGCGGTCTCGGATTTAAATGCAAAATGCGTAATGTAATCACCATCCGATAGGTTTGCCGATCCGCCATACGCGTATGTACGAGTTCCTGCTATATTCGATATGATTTGCATATAGCCAAACGTCAAATCATTTACGCCGTTTACGCCGTGAGATGCGGCGAACGTTACGGCCAGGTCTATCGAAGCACCAGATACCGTAGAATCAACAATAAACTTACCATCACGCCTAACCACCGATCTCTCGTTTGTGCTATCAAACATAGCGCCGATATCGGTGGTTGCGGTATCCAATAGCGCCATCTCCGTCCACGATCCGTTGGTGGTTAGTGGCTCAGCAGCGCCGACTCCAATCAACACACAGGGCAAGCGCCCATCGTTCTCTACAATCCAATCCGTACCACCCGCACCACCTGCAACTACACACCTGAATAGCATCGTTTCATTCTTAATGAACACCTTAGACCACGCTGTAGAGCTATGATCTACACCGTTTAGCAACGACCCTGTTGCTGCTGTTTTAATATTGACCTCATAATCTGGATCGCCATCAACCACATATAGAGCTACTCTTTCCCCTACTTTTGCCGTATCGGGCAGGATGAAATCACGGATGGCAGTAAGTCCAGCGATAGTAAGCTGGTGCAATGTACCTACCGAGGCGGTTAGGTTTGCTGTTGTAAGTGAATCTGAGGATAGAACCAAGCCGCCTAATTCAGAATAAGCGGCCCGCTCCATTCGGGTTGCGGCGCTGGTGTTCTGTATCGATACGGCTGAATCAGCAGCCAGCGTGCCAGGGTTTAAATTTAGTAGCGCATCGCTCGCCATGCTACCCCCTCATCTTTAACATAATCCCAACACCCGCGCCCATTAGTAGCAGGGTGCTTGGAGCTGGCACTTCATGGTAAACGCCATACTGTTCGCCATCCAGCCCGTAACGCTTAATGTCGATAGATGCCGCGCATTGCTTGGCAGAGCATTCTGGCTCACACTCTCCCCAGCAGCCGGTTTGCTGATAAACGCCAAATTTACCAATCATCACCAATATGATAGCGATCAGCGATCCAATTACGGCAGTAAGTAGTATTTCAGATTTTGAAAACTCCATTATGCAACCTCTAGCAATGTGTGTGCAGTTATCTTGCGCTTTGGCTCTGTGGTGGTCTTGCCTGCTATTTTCAGGAAGTCCCAACACAATTCAAAGCAGTAGTAT